AATCTAGTACAGAAAATCCTGTTACTACTGGTAGCGATCGTGCTAGAGGTTTTAGCAAAGGTCCTTTAACTGCTTCTGATGGCACATTGAAAGGAAAGATCAGATCACTAGAATCTGGTGGTGATTATGGATCTACATTTAAGAGGTATCTTGACGGTTTCTCAAGAAAAGATGAAGACATTACTAAAATGTCAATTGCGGATGTTGTCCAATATCAAAAGGATTATCTTGCTCATCAAAGAAGCATGGGCATTAAAAAAGAACATAGAAGTGCTGCAGTTGGTGCATATCAAATGCTGTATCCAGATAGAGCAGCAAAAGCACTTGGTATTGATTTAAATGCTACATTTGATCAAGAAACTCAAGATAAACTTGCTGAATATTATCTAAACATGGCAGGTCAGCAAGATTATCTAAGTGGAAAAATTACTGCAGAGCAATATAATGATGGACTAGCAGGTCAGTTTGCTTCAATTAAAACAACTGCTGGAGCAGGAGTTTATGATAATGATGGATTGAATAATGCATATGGCACAGTTCTAGATGAAATCAAAGCAACGAAAGCAAAGAAAACGAAACCAGAACCAGTAACAACACCACTAACTAAAGCATTTTTAGGTGGTAGAGATTTTGGACTAAAGACTGGTGAAGGTCTTGACGTTGGATTGGGTGGATCTAATTACAGGGTTGAAAAAACTGATGATGGTTTCAAAGTATTGAGTGGTGGTTTCTTTGGATTGGGAAGAACAGAACTTAAGGAAATTCCTAAAGGTCTGGAACAAGAGTTCTTAAACAGATATCAAAATAGAGAAGATATAAATCCAACTAGTGCTGGTGACAATGCTGCCAATGCTCTAGGATCTACATCTGCTGATGTTGCCGCTGCTGATAGAGCAGCAAAAAATGGAGAGGTAGTAGTAACTGCTGTAGTCCCAGAAACAAGTTCAAAAGAGAGTAGTAGAGCAGGAACAGAAGTTGCTGCTGATGGGGTAAATGGGCAAGGTGTCTTGGCAACGCTCAATGGTATCCAATTGATGAGAGGATAATATAATGTCACAGTTTCAATCAACAACGGACTTTGAGTTAAAAAGTGTCAAACTCTACCCTGCAAATGGCGATAAACCTCTTGAAATAAAACAATTGGTTCAGAATATTGAATATGTCGAAGCCGTTGCGCTTCCGTATGTTTCTGCAACTATAGTTATTGTTGATAGTGCTGGATTGATAAGTTCTCTTCCAATCATGGGTTCAGAGAAAGTAATTATCAATGTAAAAACAAATGCTCGTGATGAAGTAACTGAGTATATAATGAGGATTTGGAAGGTTGGTAATAGATATACTCAACAAAACAAACAGGCATATACATTAGGACTAGTTTCTGAGGAAGTAATTAATAATGAGACTGTAAGAATGTCTGCGCCATTAGTTGGAAATCCAGAATCTATTGCTATTAAACTTGTAAATGAACTAGGATCAACTAAAACTATATTTTCGGAAAGTTCTTTATTTGAAGTGAAGTATCTTCCTAATAGGGAGAGACCATTTGATATTATTTCAAAACTAGCAGGAAAAGCAGTATCACCCCAAGCAAAATATACAACAGAGACTGATAGTAAAAACAAGAATGATAGAAGGGGAACTGCTTTCAACAAAGATAATAAAAAGACTAGTGGTAAAAGGTTGAAGGGAAGTGGTGGATTTTTCTTTTGGGAGACCAATAGAGGTTATAATTTCTTTGCAGTAGATAGTTTATGCGCCGATAAAGATAGTCCATTAAAGTCTAAGAAATTAGAAACAACAGCATGGGGTCCATATGTAGAAAAAGTTGCTAATCAAAGTGATGGAGCAGATGATAGATATACAATTCTAACCTCACAATTCTCATCAGACGTTGATCTGATGACAGGATTGAGATCAGGTAGATATGGCACCAAAGTTGTCATGTTTAATGTGTCTACAGGTCAATATAGTGAATATGACTATCTCATGAGTGAGGCATGGGAAAATATGGCACATCTGGGTGGACAGGATGGATTGAGTTCTATACCTCTTTCACAGAGGAATTTGGAGGGATTTCCTAGTAGAGTTATGTCCATGGTAATTGATCATGAGACATGGTATAATGAACCTGGACCAGCATCACCAGAACCAGAAGATGGATCAAAAAAACCAAGTTCTTATGCTGATAGACAAAAATACTATGCTGCACAAGCAACGGCAAGATTTAAGATGCTTACTAATCAGCAAGCAGTAATCGTAATACCAGGAAATGCTGAAATTTGTGCAGGAGACAAAATAGACATTAGACTAGTAAGTAAGGTTCCTTCTTCAGAACAGAAGACTGAACCAGTTGATACAGAAAGTAGTGGCGAGTATCTGATTGGTGAAGTATCTCATAGTTACGACAAACAAGCAGGTGCAAATGGAAAGTTCACTACTACATTGCGACTGATGAGAGATTCATTTGGTATGAAAGGAAAGCAGTCAGCACACGGATCTAAATAACTAAAGGAGGTAATTACCTATGGACAACATCGAAGAACATATCAAGAAGGACAAAGAGATCCTTCAAGATCCAACTACTAATCCACAAATGCGTCGTCACATTGAAGGTGAATTGCATGAATTGGAAGAGTATGTCGAGCACCATAAGAAAGAAATCGAGGCAGGAGATCATCACGATCCAACATACCTAGAACTATATTGTGATCAAAATCCATCAGAACCCGAATGCTTAATTTATGAGGACTGACTAATATGGATCAGGCGTTATCTCAACTAACACCAGTTCATCGCATCGGACAAGATGGGTTCAATTGGTGGGTTGGACAAATTGAAGGCACTGCCTCTGACGAGGAAAATAACAAAGGCGGATATCGATATAAGGTTAGAATTGTTGGAGAGCATCCAGCAGACAAAACCATTCTCGATACCCCTGATTTGCCATGGGCAACTGTTATCATGCCTGTCAATAGTCCTTACACGCCTGGAAATATTGCTGGTGGTGACCCACAACTTGTCCCAGGTGGTTGGGTCATTGGTTTTTATCTAGATGGTAATAAACAAACACCTATTATTATGGGGTCTATTGGACAGACCCCAGGTGCGACAACAGTTATTAAAAACGTCAGACCTGATGATCCACCATTTACGACAGGTATACGTTCTGGTCAATATGCGCCAAACCCTGCTACAGATGGACAAGAGGGTGCAGAGAATAGAGAAGGTGGAGAAAGTGAAACTACCGCTAAAACAGGTGGTGGACAATCAGACGGAACTACAGATGGTGATGGTAATCTAAGGGTTCCTTTCCCATCAGGTCAAGGTGTCAAACCTAATAGAGAAGAGTGGTGTCAGTCTGTAGCAGAGAAATGTAAGGACGTTGATGTCAAGACCCAGATGACTACCATCTTGGGTCAATTATTAGCAGATATTCAAAACAGTAATGGAAACATCGGAACGTTCTATGTTGACAAGTATACTGGTGGATTAAACAGTGCAATTTCTTCTGCTAGAACTAATATCAATAAAGCAACTCTTGTCGTTAGTGAACTTCTAGCAAAAGTCAAAGGATATATTAAACAGAAAATTTCAGAAGCAGTTGACGCGCTAGTAAAAGCACTCTTGAGACAAGATGAAACAGGTAATGCACTAACACCAGTTACAGAATTTGCTAACAACCTTCTGAAAGACCTAGGTTGTAAGATGATGGACCTGGGTGATAGATTGGCGGCATGGTTGACAAACGTCTTAATGAGTTATGTTGAACAAATCTATAAGGCAGTCATGTGTCAAGTAGATGAACTTGTTAATGGTATCATTTCAAAGATCAACCAACTTCTAACATCACTACTAGAAGATATCTTAGGTCCACTGCAATCAATCTTAGGTGCTATTGCTGAACCATTGAATATTATTGGTGGTGCTATCAATTTCATTCTTAAACTACTAGGTATCTCTTGTTCTGGTCCAGATACAACTTGCTCTAAGTATAAGACAGTATGTACAACTGGAGAGAAAAAGAAAGACAAAGATGATAAAAATTTCTTAGACAATCTTCTTGATGATATTGACGGATTGTTTGGTGATACTCCAGCAGATTATACTCAGTATGTTTGTGCTGATGCATATAAAGGTAATACATTAGAACTAACAACTGTAGGATTTACTGGTGGTATTCCTAAACCTATTACTGAAGGAAATAAGAAACCATTGATTACTTACAGCATCGATGATGTTGAAGTTACAGAAGGTGATGTTGCTACATTTACTGTGACTAGATCTGGATATCTAGATAGCGCATCTTCTGTCAAATTCAAGACATTAAAAAATCAAGGCAGTGCCACAGAAGGAACAGATTATGTTCCTGTTGACGGTATCTTAGGATTTACACCAAACGAAACTTCAAAAACATTTACTGTAAGAACACTTTATTCTTCTCAAGATGAACCTGATGAAAGTTTCTTCGTTGTATTGAGAAAAAATAGTCCTGCTCAAGATAGTGGTATAGGATCAATCTTCAGTAAGAGCATTGGTAAGTGTACAATTACCGAGCAAAAGTTAACAGAGCAGCAGGATCCATATACAATTCAACCTAAAAATCCTCTAGAACCAATTGCAGAACCAACACCAGGAGATTTAAATCAACCATCTACTCCTGGAAACCAAACACTACCAGAATCTGAACCTACTTTAATCCCTAGTTACGTCGTTAGAGCGAACAGAACTTCCTGCCCAGA